CACTTTTCAGTATATCTTGGGAACCTAGGTCTATTCGACCTACAAACCCTTAACCACTCATCTTTTGGCAAGTTGAGTGGACTGGTTTGTTAAGCTCTTTGCGTAAAAGATACTTAACAAACTGGAGAAGAGACCTAAGGTCCCCCTTTTAGGGGAGTATCTTAAGTGGAAGTCTCCTTTTTGTTATTTGTTTTTTCCGTAGAAGCAGATACTATTAGTACCTCAAATCAGGGATTAGGGGGCAAGTGGATCGAGTAATCTAATTCATTACTTTCAAAACTTGACCTTCTAATGTTCTGGTTTGAGCTAATAGGGTCTAAGGTTGCTTATTACCTGCCGTCCCCATTACGGGAACAGCGGAAATAAGTCTTCCTATGGTTATTGTGGCGTGTACATGCCATCTCGTCTTCCCCTTTACATATTAAATGAGATTAACTCACTTATTTTAGTATGGAAAGAAAGATGGAGACTCTCCAATCCCCTACCTTACTCAAGAGTATTGAGTTTAGCCTGGGTGGAACGAAGGTTCGTCCCTTGAGAAGAGCTATGTATACCGAAATGTATACATTTACGCACCTCCGGCAATTTCGGAAAGGGTCAAGTCGAAGTAAGAGATAATATTACCTCTCCTAAGATGAATCCCAAACGCAGATAATCCGGTTTTTTGATATAAATTTTACTATGAAAAAAAATACTACGTACTTTATTTCTCTAGCGAATTTATTCAAGACAACGACCGTAGAAGGAAGTATGGTAAGCCTTGGTAATTCTTTTGAATTGCCAGCGCTGTTCAAGGTGCTAGGTTGGCGTATTATATACGCAGCTTTCCCTGGAACAGTGAAGTTATCCTCTAGACTTGTACAGTTGCAGCGTTTTAGCCAGTTCATCTTAAAGATGAAAAAGCACCACGGTGCTACGTATACGGTTAAATACCTTAAAGCTTGCCAATTGGCTGTGCAGAAAAGGATAGCAGATGATCGGATAAGTTCTCTTAGAGACTTAGAACCGACGCTTCCGCTTGCTCGTCTAACTTCCTCTCGTCTCCCAACAGTTATACCGTTAAGAGATAGGAGGGCGATCTGTAATGGATCTAGTTCCGTTATACGTTGATGATTAACTATCTTCAGCGTCTACCGGGTTATTAGAATTCCAGGTCAGATTAAGTTAGAGACCATCACGGATGTCTTTGCAGGTGATTTTGATCGGAGTCAGAATGTACTTCATGGAGTTAAGGCTATTGCCAAAACTCACTTAGGTAAGTTCCCGATTCTTTTCAATGTCACAGATGCAAAACTTCTACTATCTGAAACCGCGTCTCCTAACTTTAAGTCATCCTGGTGTGGATTCCTTAAAGAGGCTCACTTGTTAAAAGCAAGGGGTCTCTTGGAACCGATAAGGGATATCCTTAATTACTACGGGGCTATTGAGCTAGACCTGCTACTTAGAGCATGTCTGGCGTGTCGGGTGGTTGTACCCGATGCTCCTTCTCCTGAAGCTTGCATTTCTCAAAAATTACAACTTTGTGATTGAGAGGCATGCGAGCGTAGAGGAGACGGGAATAGTCCTTTTGTAGGTCAATTAAGTACAAAAGTCGAGGCTGCTGGGAAGATAAGAGTTTTTGCTCTGGTTGACGTTTGAACACAGTCCGTGTTGAAACCTCTCCATGATGCATTATTCTCCTTCCTTAAGTCATTGCCGAATGATGGAACTTTTGATCAAACTGCCTCCGTGAAACGAGGATCTGTTAAATCAATTGAAAGTTCATGTTCATTTGGTTATGACTTATCTGCAGCAACTGACCGACTACCAATTTTTCTTCAAGAAGCGATTTTGGAATCGATCTTCGGTCCTCGGTTATCGAAACCGTGGAAGAAGTTATTGGTTGATAGGGACTACGCTTTGTTTCAGGAAGATCGTGAACCGATAGTTGTCCGATATAGTGTCGGGCAGCCTATGGGGGCGCTATCTTCTTGAGCTATGCTTGCAATTACTCATCACTTTATAGTTCAATGAGCCGCTCAACTCACGGGTCGTAGATTAAACGATCAGTGGTTTGAAGGCTATGAGTTGTTAGGTGATGACATAGTCATCTTTGATCCTTTGGTAGCATACCAGTATCTCCAACTTATGGAAGATCTTGGCGTGCCGATCAATTTATCGAAGAGTGTCTGTGCTCGTAATGCGTCCTTGGAATTTGCCAAGGTTACAATGCATAAAGGTCAAAACGTATCAGCAATTAGTTGGAAAATGTTTATCTCGCAAAACACCTTTATGGGTCGAGCTAATATCGCTTTTTCACTACTGAGAAAGGATATTACTCGTGTCCATTTAGTGCGATGAGTAAACAATTTAGTCCGCCATTCAAGATGAGCCAAAGGAGACATTAATATGTCCTACTTTGCTATCCTCTCAATGGTGGCTAAATCCAACATGCTAGAATTGTCTACTCTACTTGGATCCGCCCTAGGCCCCGCACATGATGCGGAGGACCGTAAAGGGGCTATTAACAAGTATATTAATCTTTTACGTTCACTAAATTTAGTGAAGATGGAAGAATACTTGGTAAGAGCCTTTTCGTATTCAAGTGTAAATCCTCAAAGACCTGAGATTGAGCACATCACAGACAGTAATGTCTGGAGAGTGTTCAAACTTGGGTTGGAGGGTTTACTTAAAAAGTCTATTAACCGTCATAAGTTGGAGACGGTTGAGACTAGAGCGACAAGACTGGCAAGGCAATCAGTCTTACATATATGACCTGACTGTTCTGTTCCTTCTTTCCGGTTTTATCCGGGAGAGTTAATTTGAGGTAAATTAACTCGTCCAGTTAATCCTGAGACAGGACGATATGACCCTACATTTTTGTATGATCATACGTTTACAGATTTTAAAGTCACTAATATCATCTATATTTATCTAAGACAACTCTTTATTGACGAGTTGTCGAAAGGTCGTTATAATATCCGTAGGAACCTAACCAATGTGGTTTGGTGATCTATGAATAAGCCTATAGAGGCTGCACTTCGAGGTCTTCTTGAAGACTTCGAGTTGCTTAATAAGCGTCTTTCCTTAGAAAAATTAGTTGATAGGGCCATATCAAAAGCTGCGGCGGTAGACGTGAAAGTACGTGAATCGTCGAAATTGACTTTCCTGGACATGATGTCTAAGGCGAGTCGATTTGGGCAGTTCATTACTCCGTCTGGTGCACGTATAGCAAGGAGAGCAGAGAAAAGGGCTGCTCTTAATGTTAAGACAGAAAAGATGAGTGAAAGTAAGTCTAAAAATGACAGTACTTAGGCGTGAATATAAGAAGTTTTTCTCCCAAGGTCCGAATGCGTTGTCCCTTCTTTAGGGAAGGTCAAAGCTGCAGGGATACAGTAGAATTATGAATATCTGAAGAGGTATGGACAATCGTTAAGTTTTAAGAGAGGGGTCTGCTAAAGGTAAAGGTACCTTTTGTAGATTTTTATCGAGGGATTTGCGGTTGTGATTATTTATTACTTCACGAGTAAGTGCTGGAGTCTGTTGGTTTTTCAACGGGCGGTGGATCGGAACTTGTTAGATTTAGGTCTTAAAGACAAGATGAGCAGTAGTTCTGCGAAACAATGATATCATGCGATGAGTTAACGTGATGACCCTTAAAAAGGTACGACGGACGAACATATGATGGTAATTGAAATGATCATTCACCAAACGGAGGAAAACTAACGGGAGCAAAAAGATCGAGACAAATATTTCTTGGTCTTTCCTCATCTTCAATAGCTAAGGGGCACTGTTATAAGTTTATAACACCACTTCCTTGGTTATGGATATTTTCTCCTAGAGAATAAGGGTTTGAGAGTAGAAATACTCTGGTTCCCAAGTATGCTG